TGCTGCTGTAGTTGCTCCTGATCAATTCAAGTCTTATGATGATTTGAAGAAGCGTCTTGATTATGTTTTAGGACATAAGAAAGCACCTCAACGTCCCCGTTTTGATGAGGAAGTTGCTACTGAAGATGATGCACGTACTGTTGCCACTAGGCAAGTAGAAGAAGCAACAACAACTTCAACTACTCTAGATTCTGATGAAGATGATGCACTATCTTATTTTCAGAAGTTGGCAGAAGCTTAATTATATAATCTAATATTTTCTCCACGTACAAGGGTTCTATTCACATACTGAGTAGAACCTTTTTTGTATGTCATTATTTCATCTAGATCATCATAGACAATGTTTAGATACATTGGTTTAAGTATAAAGATATTTCTTTTATCATCATTTATTTTTGCTTCATGAGTGTAGTTAGTAACAGGTAATGCTATATCTGTAACGGTTACCTGTTGTTGTGTACCATAGTCAAAATAAGTTACACTTTGTCCAACACCTACTCTCATTTTATTGGGAATTATGATAACATCTTGACTAGTTTTAACTTCATTTGCTTCATAGTGATGAATACCTGAGAATATTTCTGTGTCACTATCATACTTTTCTGTAAGATATGTATTAAAATCTGCTTGGGATAAAGGCCATTCACTTTGTATATTTACAATATTATTTGATAGAAGAACTACCCAATCCAAATATGGACTACCATATACTTTATTTGCTACATTATCGGGACGATCATCACCTTGAATAGTATATTTTGTAAAGAATGTTGCATCTTGAAAGATATCTTCTCTCAACTTTCCTTTTTTAAATAAATTCTTTACAATTGTATAGTCACCCTCACTTTTACCTTCTTCTGAGGAGGTACGATTAACGTATTGAAAGTTTGGTAACTGTCTAAAATATGGTTTTGGCATTTTAATATCCTATTGATTGATCTGTATCTCCATCCAGATCGGTATAATCTGCATTGTAGAATGGTTCCAATTCTTGGAAAGCAAATGTTACTTCATATGAAATCATTGAATTATCTTCATAGGTCATGTACTGATTATTTGGAACATAGTTAACATTAAAACTAGTTAAAGCACATTCTTTTACTTTAGGTAAGAATGGTTGTTCTTTATTTTGACCAGCAGTAAGATATTGTAGTCTGTATGTGTTAGGTGCTTTTAAAAATAATGCACCATCTGTAGTTTGGGGTGACATAGATTGCTTAAACATTCTAATTATTTTTTTAATTTCTTGACTTTCTTTTGGATCTCTTGCTGCTAACAGGTATGTAAAACCAAATGATCTAAGTTGAGGTCCACCAAAGATCAGTTCCATATTAGGATTAATAACTGACCCTGATGTTCTAGCCATAATATTTTTAACACCTGTTGCTTGTTGAACAAAAAAGTTTTTTACTGCATCACTAACTTCTCCTGCTTTAGCACCAGTTGCTGATTCAATTGTTTCTTTTGTTGCTTCCCCACCTGCAGCAATTCCAGCATCTAATGCTGTCAATGCAATATTTGCCATTGCAATTTGACCAGCATTCATAGAATCTGAATCCCATTTTACTTTATTGGAATCCCCTACTTTATTAATAGGAAGTATACAAGATCCAATTGCAGTTCTTTCTAGCAAACCTCTTCTTCCTTGACCTATTCTTTGAAAACCAGTGGGAACTTCTCCATTTATTGCTCTTTCTCCAGACCCTCTTCTAGAACTGGTGGATATTATTCTTTCATTTCTATCATCAAAACCAAGACCATCGGCACTCATTGTTTTAGGTTTAAATTTTAGAACTGATATTCTTAATCTATCTTGTTGTCCTCTTCTAAGGGTTACGGGATAACAATAGTGACCATATTGTTCTCTACCTATAGCCTTTCCACCTAGTTCTGCAATATTTTTATCTCTAGCTTGTTCTTCTTGTAATTCTCTATCTGCTGCATTAGCTTCTCTAGTTTCACTATCTACAGAATCAGTAGTTCTTGTTCTGGTTTCATTTATGAAATCATTTTGAGCTTGCTCAGTCATGACTTCATCACTTCCGTTTATTTGACCATCAGTCTTCTCTAATACGGTTTCTGTTTGAGCGAGAACTGCCTTTCTTCCTTCTTCACTATTAAAATAATCTTCTTCAAAATCTCTAGCACCTTTTGTGAAAGTTCTATCAGGAACAAAATTTCCATCTGCATTAAACGTACCTACAGCCCTATCCTGACCGAATTCTTCATTCCATACTTCGGTTTCTCCTGTTTTAGGATTAATTTGTAAGAAATATGCTTCACCTTTAGGTCCTATAAACCGATCTTCATCAGTTCCTACAAATCCACTTTTGGCTGTCATTTCTTATGATATTTTTAGTTATTTAGGATATATTTCGCATAAGGTATGGCAAGAAGGTCATCAAGTTCATCCCATTGTACAACATAGAGTTGTCCTGCTAGTTCATTCCATGTATAATTCCTTTGTTGTTGCCAATGAAAGTTGAGTCCTTTAAATCCCCATCGTTCTAAATGAGTACATGCAATCAATGGGTGTTGATCGTACTGAAGTTGAGGAGTCTTAGCATTATATACAAAGGTATAAAACTTTCCTATTTCTGGTATAGGTGTCACAGTATCATTTAATAGTTCCATGATTTCCAACATCATCTCTTCAGGATCATTAGTCCTTTCGTTTATGTCGTTACCTTCTAGTCTACTCATTTGATACCTAATTCATCTTCGGTGACTATTTTAAATTCAATTCTATTATCTTTACAGAATTCATTTGCTGCTTTCCATTTTGCTTGGTTCACTGCATAGGTAGTACATTCATAGAGATAAGATTTGGTCACTCTCTTTCTTGGTTTAGGTGGAAGAGTTTGTTTCTTTGGTTTCACTTCAACGACATAGGTTTTAACTATGTTATTTTTCTCTTGTACTTTAATAAGAAAGTCGGGATAGTAACGACGCACACGGTTATCTTTGGGTGATACGTATGGTATACTAATTTCTTCAGAGGCCCAATATATTATGCTACTATTTTTATCACACCATTGACAAAACTTTCTTTCCCAACTACTACGACATATAATATTATTAGGATCACCTTTATATTTACTGGGATGAAGTGGTTTAAACCTACTTTTAATACTTTCTCCCATTATCTTGCATACATAATATATAAGATCAAAAAGTATTTATAAATGGCTCCGATCCCACCAAGGTCACGAACTTTAGCAGAGATTAAATCAAAATTATTAAATCCTGCTACAACATCTCATTTCTCAGTTAACATTGGGAAACCTTCTGGAGGTGACTTTCAGAAATTTTTAAGTGAAACTGGTGCTTTTAATGATCAAGATAGGTTAAATATGATGTGCTCTAATGCACAGTTACCTGGTTCACAATTTGCAACGGCAGAGATAACTAATGATTTTAGTGGTGTTACTGAAAGACATATTCATCGTCGAATGTATGATCAAAAGATAGATCTTACATTTTATTGTGATGCAGAACAATATTTACCTATTAGATTTTTTGAAGCATGGATGAATTATATGTGTAATGAAACTACTGATGGAGGTCCCCAAGGAAAGGTGAGTGATCCTAACTTTTTTTATAGAATGAAATTTCCTAATAGTTATAAAGGATCTTTAGAGGTTACTAAGTTTGAAAAGAATATAGAATCACAAAAGAGTGTTAAACCACTTACATATTCATTTATTAATGCCTTTCCTTTATCAATAAATTCTATGCCAGTTTCTTATGATGCATCTTCATTATTAAAATGCACAGTTGGTTTTACTTATAGTAGATATTATATAGATTCAGGTGGGAAAGGATTTGCTGGTTTTCTTAATCCAATAAAGCAAGCACTATTTAATGGACAGGCATTAAGTCCTGGTGGAATTCCTAATGTTATTTCTAGAGCAGCTGGAAATGCAGTGGGTAATACTATAGGTAACCAACGTGTTGGTGCTGCTGTCCAAGGAGTACTTGGAAATCTTCTCTAAATAATATACTCATAATTTATTATTATGCCTTTACCAAAAATTGCTACGCCAACTTACGAACTTGAGTTGCCGTCTACAGGAAAGACAATACAATACAGACCTTTCCTAGTCAAAGAAGAAAAGTTACTTGTCATTGCTTTAGAAAGTGAAGACACAAAACAAATTACTAATGCTATTAAAGCAGTTCTTAAATCTTGTATCCTTACTAAAGGTATTAAGGTAGATCATCTTCCTACTTTTGATATCGAATTTCTTTTTCTTAATATTAGAGGGAAGTCTGTAGGGGAAGAGTTGGAAGTTAAGGTTACTTGTCCTGATGATAAAGAAACTCAGGTACCTATTACTATTAATTTAGATGATATTAAAGTTGATAAAAATAAAGAACATAATAATCAGATTAAACTTGATGATAATATTATGATGGAGATGAAGTATCCTTCACTTAATGAGTTTATTAAAAATAATTTTGACCCTAATGATTCAAATCAAATGGAGCAATCTTTTGATTTAATTGCATCTTGTATCGATAAGATCTATACACAGGAAGAAGTATGGGCGACAGAAGATTGTAGTAAGAAAGAGATGAATGAGTTTCTTGAGTCTATGAATTCTTCTCAGTTCAAAGAAATTGAGAAGTTTTTTGAGACTATGCCTAAGTTATCTCATACTATTAAGGTAACTAATCCTAAGACAAAAGTTAAAAGTGATGTGGTACTGGAGGGCTTAGCGTCTTTTTTCGCTTAGGCATGGTATACATGAACCTGGAATCTTATTTCAGACTCAATTTTGCGTTGATGCAGTACCATAAATATAGCCTAACAGAACTTGAAAATATGATGCCTTGGGAACGAGACATCTATGTGGGTCTTCTTCAAGCACATCTTGAGGAGGAACAGTTAAAACAACGACAAAAGAATGCCAATGGCTGAATCTAATAAAGATTTAGAACTACTACAGAAATTAAATGACGATCAGGGATTTTTTAATTTTACCCCTGAGGAGATGAAGCGTTTTGAGTCAATGCCTGAATCGAAGCAGATAACTGGACAGATGAAAGCTGGTAGACTAGCAAGAGAGAAGGGGTTTAGAGATGCAAGGAATGCGAGGGATTGGAGAGCGAATAAAGATACCCATGAAGATCATTGGAAAAAGGCATTAGGAGATGCTTTAAAGAAAAAGCAAAAGAAGACAAAGATAAGTGCTGATAGTTTGAAGAAAGGTGCTGGTTATATGGCAAGAGTACATGGTAAAGATGCGACTGGAGAGTATTTAAGTCCAGAAGAAAGAAAGGTTCAATTTAAGAAAACTAAGATAAGTGCAGAAGCATTTAAGAAAGGTAGTTCAGTAGGTGGAGCACAGAAAGTTGCTGCTGATACTACAGGTGCTAGTGCTATGGTTCCATATAAAGCACCCACAACTGATATAGACAAGTCATTACAACCAGAAGAAGGAAAGAAGGGTGGTGAACTAACTGAATTTCAAGGTATTCTTAAAAAGATTGCAGGTACAGTTGATTCTATTCACGATACTTTAGTTGGTACGGCAAAACAAGATAAGAAGGAGGGGAAGTTAGATAATAAGGAAGCGGAAAATAAGAGGAGAAATTTAAGAGAATCTATTTTAGAATCGAAAGTATTCAAAGGTGTAGCATCAGGTGTGAGAAAGGTTCTTGCTCCTGTACAAGGTATGTTTAGTAAACTTATTAAGTTTATAACTACACTTCTTACGGGTAAGATTGTTCTGAATATTTTGAAGTGGTGGGGTGATCCTGCAAATGCAGGTAAAGCAGATGCGATAATACGTTTTGTTAGTGATTGGTGGCCTGTATTTGCTGCTGGTCTTCTTATATTTGGGACTGGATTGGGTACTGTAGTTGGAGGATTGGTTTCACTTGTAGTTGCATTAACACCAAAACTTTTAGCTGCAACTGTAGCATTGATGTCTAATCCTTGGGTCTTAGCCGCAGTAGGGTTAGGTCTTGCAGCATGGGGTATAAGTTCTTTAGTTAGTGGTCATAGTAGTAATACCCAAGCAGCGGCTCAATCTGTAAAGGGTGATGATAAGGGTCTTGATACAACACCTTCAACAGAAATTCAGCAGGGAGCAGCAGCAGATCAAGGAGCAGTTGGAGGTAAGGAACAGAAATTTGCTAAGGGTGGTTTAGTACAATCAGAACCAGTTCAACGTAAAGAATATGCTAAGGGAGGGACAGTAACTGGACCAAGTGGAACAGATAAAGTTCCTGCACGATTGACAGCTGGTGAATTTGTTATGAGTAAAGGTGCAGTAAATAAGTGGGGTGTAGGTACTCTTTCTGCGATGAATTCTGCAGGTGGTGGAACTAATAGACCTATTTCTGGGGGATATTTTGGAGGAGGGTTTGTTCTTGACAAATTAAAAGGTATTCCTAAAGACAATATGATGGAGAGTCTTATGATGATGCAACAGGTATTGGTAGAAAGTGCTGGTAGTATTTCTAATGTTACAAATATTCTTGAAGGATCTAATAATATTGATACAACTAATGATATTAATAATGTAACTACTATTAAACCACCAGATCCTCCTGCTACTCAAGAAACTGAAGTGCAAGTTGTTCCTGCAATGCCAACTCCTGCATCAGAGGGGGAGAATGCTCCAGCTGTTTATATTATACCTCCTTTTAATACTACAGCTGAATGGATTCAGATGGATAATAAAATAAAAACTTTAGGATTTACGAGGTAATAATATGGCTTGGGGTCAAGTTTTATCATCTTTTGGACAATCTTTAGGAAAATCTACTCTTAAAGGTTCAGTTAAAAAAATATCTTCTCGTGCGTTAACTGGAAGAGGTGGAAAGAAAGGTGCTAAAAGACAAAATTTAAAGAATATAATGCAAAAGGAAGGTGAGTTTGAGGGAGGTGGAGCACTTGCTGTTCGTCCTACTACATCATTAGTTCCTACTGATGTTTCTGATTCAGCATTAGCAGTTAGTAATACTTCTAGTGGTACATCAGGTCAAGGAGTGGAAGGAATACTATTAAGAATACATACTAAAACTATTGCTATTGATAAGTTTTTAAAGACAAAGAAAAGGAAGGATAAGGAGGTAATTAAAGTTGAGAAGAAACAAGAGGAAAACAAAAGAAGAGGTGTAAGAGAAGAGAAAGTAGAGGGAAAAAAGAAAGTTAGTAAACCTAAATTAGGATTTAAGAATCCTCTTCCTCAAATGGGATTCTTGCAAAAGATTACTCATTTTATTAGTCAAATAGTTTTAGGATGGATTACTTTAAAATTATTAGAGTGGGGTCCTACGTTGAAAAAATTTGTACCTTTGGCTGTTGGTGCTTTTAATGTTTTTATAACTACAGCAGGATTTTTATTTGATGCATTAGCAACTGTAATTAAAATTGGGTATGATGCCTTTACTCTTCTAGAGACTGGAATTAAAAATACTCCTATAACTGGTGAGAAAGGATTGAAAGTATTTCATGCATTTAGTGATGCATTGAAGACTTTTTTGACGGTTTCAATCATTGCAGCGATGGTTGCTGCTAAAGCAGGTGTTTTAGCTCAAGCAGGTCAAGTAGCACAATGGGCAATACAATATGGTTGGCCAATAGCAAAGACAGTTGCAGGTGGAATAAAGACAGCAGCATCTGCTATTCTAAGTGTACCAACTGCGATTGTTAGTGGTGTAGGTTTACTTGCTTCTGCTATAGGTGAGGGTGGTTTCCAATTAGTTAGATGGTCAAGAGAGAATTTAGAAAATCCTGCAAGAGAGAATGCAGAAAAAGCAAAAGAGTTTTGGCCAACTGATCCAAGAAGATGGTTCTGGGAGGGAGTTGCTGGAATCTTGGGGTTTTTGAATATGACATCTCAGTTTACATTTAATCTTTTAGATATTATTGGAGCACCCTTTAGATATTTGATAGAGTTAATTCGTTGGCCTTTCTTGGATGAAGCAGGTAGGGAAAAGCAAGGAGATAATTTAGCAAAGTTTGATGCAAGAATTAGAGAAGGTTTCCGTAGTTTCTTTAATAGTTTTGATTTCTTAAATATTATTTCTGATGAAGAAGGTGGTTGGGGTGATATGTGGGGTGGTAGAGGTGCAGAACAAATGGAAGGTAACTATGGGTATAAGGAAACAAATAATGATGAAGGATCTAATGAAGAAAAACTTTTAGGTGGATGGATTTCTAGGAATAGAACATATAATTTACATGCAGGTGAAATTGTTATTGATCCTAATAGTGCTGTCCATGCTAAGGAAATGCTACTTGCTATTAATGCTGCACATACTCGTGATGAAGTGATACAAGCTATAAAGGATTATGCTCCTTATGAAATAGGTGGACCATCAGTTCCTCTTGTGGTACCTATGCCTCTTATTAATCCATTACCTTCTACACAAACAGGTAGTGGTGGTGGACTTGTTGGTGCTGTACGTGGTGGAGGAACAAATGATGTATCTGAAAGATTGTATAAAGGTACATGTTAAATAGAAATAAGAGGTAATAAAAATGACGCAAACCCCAGTACTTTCAACTAAAGATGCAGAATCATGTGTACCTACAACTGCTTCTGTAAAATCTAATAGTTCAGATAAATCTCAAAGTTTACTTAATGGTTTTATTAGATTAACTTATCATGAAAGTATTACAGCAGATCATGTTGGAGCAACTTATATTTTTGCAGACACTGGTAATTCTACTGTTGATGATGAAGGTCAGATAAAATCGGTATTAGAAGGTTTACCTTTAGTTGGTACTGAAGAGTTTGAATTAAAACTTGAAGATAATAATGAAAATGTTATTCATTTTTCTAGTAAGAATGACAATGCTTTGTATGTTAATAAAGTAACACCTGTGATTGAAGAAACTAATAGATCTATGGTGTCTTTAAGATTAGTTTCATCAGAAGCTATTCGTAATGAGCAAGGGAGTTCTCGTATAAACATTAGAATGGATGGTAGAATTTCTGATCATATTAAAACTATTTTTAAAGATTTTTTAAAGTCGGAAAAATTAGGAGAGAATGATGAAAATATAGAAGAGACGAGTAATAATTATAATTTTATTGGTAATGGCAGGAAAGCTTTTTATACATTAAATTGGTTATCCAAGTTTGGTATTCCTTCTAAGGATGGAAAACCTGGAGATACTGCTGGTTTTCTTTTTTATGAAACTTCTAAGGGGTATCATTTTAAATCTATAGATGCATTATTTGGGCAGGAATATTCTAATGGTAAAAAGTGGAAGAAAAAGTTTATCTATAATGAATCTGTAGGAGAGGTTCCTGCAGGTTATGATGGAAAGATATTGCAACGTACTTCAATTGTTAAGACACCTGATGCACAAGAGAAATTGAAGATGGGTGCTTATCAAACTAAGTTAGTTGTTTTTGATCCTTTTAATTGTGCATATAGAACATTTGAACAGACAGCAGAGGAGACAGAAAGACAAGATGGTATACAAATTGCAGGGACAAATTTTCCCAAGTTAAATGATGAGTTTCAATTTAATGATCCAATCAATTCAACTCGTACTACATTTATGTTATACGATACAGGTACATTACCTACGGGAGATACTGATCAGCAGATAGAAAGTAATGCAACACAGAACTTTGAATCTCAAACAGTACTTAATCAAGCTATTCGTAGGTATAATCAATTGTTTAGTGCAATAGAAACTATTACTATTGTTGGTGACTTTAGTTTACATGCTGGTGATGCTATTTTTGTTGATTTCCCATCACTTGAGGTAGAAACGTCAGATGATCTTGACACTGAATCGGGAGGACTATATATTATAGCTGATATATGCCATTATATTACATCTAAAGAAACTTTTACTAAAATGAATTTGGTAAGAGATTCTGTGGGTAGAGTAAATCCTAATAGCAAATAACCATTATGACAACTAAAGTTCCAAATCACGATTTAGATCATGAAGTTTATCTAGATCCTAAAGATGGTAAAGAACATATCAATCATGGTATGTTAGAATATTCAAAGGAAGATTTAGAGATGCACAATGATGCATTTCACGATCATGATGAAAATGAACCTAATGAAGGTGGTGCCAAGATAAATGATTGGCATACTCGACATCAAGATAAGCAACTTGAAGTGTACTGTGACAATCATCCCGATTCATTAGAGTGTAGAGTATACGACGAGTAATTTATGGAGGGAGCACTCTTTAATCCAGGTTTTCTGGGAAGTCATTTCTTGTGGTGGGTTGGCCAAATAGCTCCCTCCGAAAATTGGCGTGGCAATCAAGAATCATGTAGGTTTGAAGAACCTAGTGACATTCCTGGATGGGGATTTAGATATAAAGTACGGATCATGGGTCTTCATGGTAAAGATGAAGATGAAGAAGGTGATAGCACAACTATTCCTAATGATCAACTTCCTTGGGCTCAGGTGATGTATCCTGTGACTGCTGGTGGTGGTCAAGGTGGTGCTTTTACTACACCTAATCTACGTCAAGGTAACTTTGTTTTTGGTTTCTTTTTAGATGGTCAGGATCAACAAGTCCCTGTTATTATGGGAGTGTTGGGTAATAATGCTAAGACAGAGATACCAGATTTAAAATCCCATATCTTTGCACCGATGAGTGGGTATGCTAATGCTTCAGAGGATCCTTCTAATGTGTTAGCAAGAGAAGTAACAGATCCAAAGTCCACTGCAACAACAGAAACTTCTGGAGACGCAATAAACATAGCAACATCAGCAACAGAGGCAATAGAAAAAGTATTAGAAAAAAAGATTGCTCTTTCTAATCCATTTACAAGTACTAATATTGAGATGGAGAATATACAAGTTGCAATGGAACAGATGAGTACAGAGATAGCAGATGCACAGAAGGCACTCATTGATTTCACATCTTCTGCTAGTGTTCCAATGCTTGAACTTAGTAAGACAGTTGATGAGATAATAGAAGG